CCGCAGCGCCACATAAGACGCTCTACACCTTCGACGGCGATCTCAGCACGGTGGATCACACCGAGTGGCCAGCGGCGGGCACAAGTGCAGACGGCAAAGCGCTCTACACGTTCGCGGGCGACACCGCACCCGGCGACGTCAAGGGCAGCTCCGGTCCGTGGCACCAGTACGCCGCACCATCTGCCTCTGCCACCACCAGTGGCCCTGCTGTGGGTGACAGTATCCCCGCACCTGGCGCACCATCTGCCGCAGCACCGGCCGAAGCCGCCCCGGCAGCGACCACGCCCAGCGGGTTGACTCCCCCGGCAACCGGCGCCACCCCAGCCTGAGACGCCCGATCTGAGCTCATCACCGACCACATGGGAGTGAACACAGATGGGAAAGCCCAGCAAGGGAACTCCGGCTGACAAGCGGTTGAAGGCGAACAAAACGTCCACCGCGAAGACCACATCGGGTGCTGCGCCCAAGTTCGGCTCACCCGCCTGGAAAGCCAAGTACGGCAAGTGAAGGAACTGGCCGAGTGGGTTCGCGAGGAAGTGGACCCACTCCGCGAAGCTGACCCCGCTTGGTTGGCGAGTCACCACTTCCTCCGCGACCCGGTGCGCCCCACCTACGTGGACTCCACCCTGATGTTCGCCCCCGCGGACGGGGTGATTCTCTACCAGGTGGAGGTTGAGCCCACCGACCCAGTGCTCGACATCAAGGGCCGGGACTACACGGTTCGTGACGTGCTGGCCGACCCGCATTTCGAGGGTCGGGCACTGGTCATCGGCATCTTCCTCACGTTCTACGATGTGCACACGCAGCGCATCCCGTACGGGGGGACTTTGACGTGGCGTGAGGGGCCGACACTGGCCACCATCAATAAACCGATGTTGGCCGCGGAACGGCATTTGCTGAACGCGTTGCGCGTCCCCGGCGCCGAATATAATCAATATTTGCACAAGAACGAGCGGGTTGTGAGCCGCGTCGCCGCCGCTGACCTGCAGTTATATTATTATGTGGTGCAGATCGCGGACTACGACGTGGACTGCATAACCCAGTTCAACTTGGTGCAGAACGAGAGCGTCGGCCAAGGGGAACGTTTCGGAGCCATCCGCTACGGGTCGCAGGTGGAGATGGTCGTCCCGATCACCGAGCACTTGGAGCTGTCCACCTGTGTCGAGGTGGGTCAACACGTGGAAGCTGGACAAGACCCCCTCGTGAAGATCAAACGTCTCAGAGAGGCCGTTTAGTGCTCGCCACCAATCCGACGCAGCTCCCGCACCCCACGTTCCTGATGAACTACCCGTTCAGCTTCGCGATCGACGCACCCAACAATGTGTGGATGCGTGAGGCGAAGGGCGACGATCTGACACTGGACCTCGAAAAGGCCGGCGCCCAGTGGGGTGACCTGTATGGCACCCTCGCCGCGGACTCGTTGGTATATATATTGCCGACACCAGACGAGGCTCTTGGTTTGCAGGACTTGGTGTTCACCGCGAACCTCGGGGTGACCATGGAACACACCGGGCAGGTGGTGCTCAGCAACTTCACCGCCACCGAACGGGTCGGTGAGGCCGCGGTGGGCAAACCGTTTCTGCAGTCGATGAACCTCGACGTGCTGGAGCCCGCCGCCAAGTTCGAGGGCGAAGCAGACCTCAAACACCTGCACGACAACGTGTACGTCGGTGGCTACGGGCAGCGCAGCAGCCGGGTAGCACTGGACTGGATCGCCGAGCAAACCGGCGCCCTCATCCTGCCCGTACAACTACAGGATGAGTACCTGTACCACCTCGATTGTTCCGTCTTCCCGCTCACCAACAAGCAGACGATGGTGTGCTGCGACATGTTCGAGGAAGACGAACTCGGGGCGTTGGATGAGGAAACCGAGGTCATCGACGTGTCCGAGGACGCGGCGTACTCGGGTATCTGCAACTCGGTGCGTTTGCACAATCTGATCGTGAACCACTCCAACATTCACGACCTGAAACGCGGCACCGACGACTACCAGCTTGAAGTGAAGAAGAACCGCGAGCTGGAGGACATCGCCGCGAAGATGGGGTTCGAGGTGTGTTACGTGAACATCAGCGAGTTGGCGAAGGGTGGGGCGATGTTGTCCTGCCTGGTGATGCACCTCAACCGCTGGTCGTACGGCGTGGACTACTGAATATATATACGCGTGAACGACGTAACGCCCCTGTGAAATCACAGAGGCGTTACGTGAACCATCCGTACCCCAGTTGGGGAGAAGGTTAGTGCAGCTATGTTGCTTGACCGCAGTTACGAGGCTACCTGCCACGGCGGCATATTGGAAGAGCGCCGAGCGGCCCGGTTAGGCTGAATATATATACTGTAGACGGGCGCACCACAAGCGTGTACAGTGTGGCGTATGGCAGAGAAGCGCGAATCCATCAACATCAGGATCAGCAGAGCGGCGCTCGATGCGGTTGAGCAACGCGCCAAGAAGGACGCCCGGCCACGGTCTGAGATGATCCGATTCATGCTCGCCTACGCCCAACAGAACATGCCCGCGGGGTGGAAGCCATGACTCTCACCCAGCTTCGCCGAGCGCTCTACAAGACCCAACGGACCATCGGAGACGGGCAGGCCGTGAAGCGTGGCCCCAACGTCTACGCCAAGCGCATCGTCCGCAGGCGGGTCACACGTGCGGCGTTCAGGCTGCTGGGATGAAGCGGTACCGTCCTGATGGTGGCCTGTGCCCATGCAGACTCGTGCGCCTCTACGACGCTTTGTCGATTATTTGGCAGGTCGTGCTGAAGAGCCCGTGGGTATGGCTGGCGGCATCATTGACGTGGATAACTTGCTTGGTTCAACTCCGATGACGTGGCGTTCCGAGAGCGGCCTGACGCACGAGGAGATCGAGCAAGTGATGTCCGAGGACCCCGGCGACCGGCTTGACCGCGAGGCGCACGGCTTCACCTACGACGACGACTGGCGAAACCCCGCGGTGTACTGCCGGAACGGGTGCGGGCTCCGCTACGAAGATGTTGTGGCTGGCAAGATTCGCAAGTGCACTAAGGCGACAGCGAAGTAGGCTCTTGCGATGAAGCGGCACGAAGAGGAAGAGGGTGAATAATGGATGACGAGACTTGTGACGATCTGGTGGCCGCCATCCTCGAAGCACCCCACGACCGGACCGCAGTCCTCGACAGCGCCGGTCTAGCCGCGCCAGAACGCGATACCGTCGCGGCGCTAGTAGAAGTAGCGGATTTGCTGTGGCTGAGTGCGCACGGCGCCCCACCGCTTGCAGATGACCCCGTGGCGGCTATGTTGGGGCTCCTGCGATGACACGCCAGCCGACTCTGGCGGAGGCGCTGGGATGGCTGTCGTACACCTGCCGGTGCGGGAATCTAGTGCCGCACGGTCTGCCATCGAAGTACTGCCCAGGATCGGACGTAGAAGGGCCGCTCTGGGCTGAGTACTTGGCGGTAGCTCACGACCACGTCCACTGGGCAACTGTCACGCCGCCCTCTTAGACTGCTGCGATGAAAGCAACCCGAGTGGACCAAGACGGATCGGTGCACTGCCCCAACTGCAACGGCACCTCGTTCGCCATGAAGCGGTCCGTCAAGGGCAAGATCACCGCCGGGATCGCCGCCCCGAAGCGGGTGCACTGCATGGGCTGCGGTGCCAACCTCAAACCAGGCAAGGGCAAGCCGGGCAAGCCAACGTTCGCGGAGATTGAGCAGCAGATCATCGCACGCAAAGCCACCAAGGACAACCACAGCACCGACTGACACGAGGTGGACTGTGAACCCACAACCAACCTCACGATGGGGCCGCGGCAGCACCCGCGCTTCACGCAAGCAACGCGCGGTAGTGCTGCGCCGCTACCCAACCTGTCACATCGCCGGCCCACACTGCACCACCCTCAGCACCGAGGACGACCACGTGACCCCACTGTCACAGGGCGGCACCGACCACATGGACAACCGACGCGGAGCATGCACTACCTGTCACCGTGAGAAGTCACAACAGGAAGCAGCCACAGGCGCCACACGCTGGCACGCAGGCGCACGACACCCGGTTGAGCAGCATCCCGGCTTGAACTGAACCGAGACGTTTTAGCAATAAATATATATAATGGTTGAGCCGAACCGAGGCGTTTAGCAATAATATATATAATGGGCGACGATCAGGTATTGCTGCAATATATATAATAAATAGGGTCCTGACCGGCGAGCAATAGGTAATATATAATAACCGGCACTTCCGGTTAGCAATTGCTACTAATATATAGTAAGGGTACCCGCCTAGCAATAACTAATATATATCCCGACCGGGTGTTGCTATTATAACTATATTAACTGCCGCCATTATAGTTATTAATATATAGGGTAGGGGGGGCACCCCCACCACCCACCCGGCGGACACCGCTCAGTTTGGCCGCTTTGACCATGCGAGCGGTCTGGTCAAAAATTGCCCCTAATCCAGCCTCTCCAGCCCGTCATGGGTACCTGTTCCCGACATGGGAGTCCGATATGGCCACCGATGCCAAGATGCCTGCTCATTTCGCCCGTGAGGGCAAGCGGTTGTGGTCGGAGATCGTTTCGTCCTATGACCTGCGTCCTGATGAGGTCCGGGTGTTGGCGGATGCGTGCCGTGAAGCGGATCTCGTGGAACGCCTCGAGGTAGATCTTCGTGACGAGCCGTTGATGGTGAAGGGTTCGCAGGGGCAGCTCGTCGCGTCGCCGTTGGTGTCGGAGGTTCGACAGCACCGGACTGTGCTGGCTGGCCTGTTACGGGGGTTGAAGCTGCCGGACACGGACTCGCAGTCGAAGCAGAAGGCGGCGTTGGTGTCGGAGCAGGCCCGGTCTGCGGCGAGGGCGCGGTGGGAACGGCCCCGCGTTAGTTGATGGGGTTGTTGTTCGGCCCTGACGGGTTGCCGGTGGGGTGGCCGCAGGATCACGGTATTCCGACGTTGGGGCCGGACGTGTTGGCGTGGTCGGAGACTGAACTGGCCCAGCCGGATGGCGACTTCACTGGCGAGCCGTGGGCGTGGCGGGATTCCCAGGCACGGTTCGTGTGCTGGTGGTACGCCGTCGATGCGCAGGGGCGGTGGTTGTGGCGCCGCGGTCAGATCGTGCTGCCGAAGGGCGCCGGTAAGAGTCCTGTGGCGGCGGCGCTGTCTTGCATCGAGTTGGCTGGTCCGGTGGTGTTCGACCATTTCGATACCACTGGCGCTGCGGTGGGGCGCACGAATCCTTCTCCGTGGGTGCAACTCGCAGCGGTCAGTGGTGACCAAACCGAGAATACGATGTCCTTGGTTCTGGCGATGCTCCGTGAGGGGAACGCCAACACCAGCATCGCTGGTTTGGACTTGGGGGTGACCCGTGTGCGGACCCGTAACGGTTTCCTACAGCCGGTCACAGCGTCCGCTCCCTCTCGTGAGGGTCAGCGGTCCACGGCGGCGGTGTTGGATGAGAGTCACATTTGGACTCGCAGCAACGGTGGTGTTGCACTTGCGGCGACCATCCGCCGAAACCTGGCGAAGATGAATGGTCGGTCGATAGAGACCACGAACACATGGGTACCGGGTGTGGGTTCGGTGGCGCAAAAGACTTATGACTACTCAAGGCTGGTGCGGGAAGCCGCCCCTGGTTCGGCGCTCGCGCGGGATGGTGGTGTGCTTCGTTGGCATCCGTCCGTGTCGGTCCCCGACCTGACGGACACGGACGCGCTGCGATCCGGCCTGCACGAGCTGTACGACGACTTCCCGTGGGTCGATGTCGAGCGATTGATCGCCGAGATCAACGACCTGGGGACTGATCCGCAGGACGCCCGCCGCTACTACCTCAACGAGATCACCTTCGCCGTAGATTCGTGGCTCTCCGAACCGGAGTGGGCCGCCTGTGGGCCGCTGCGGGATGAACCGGACACCATCAAGGTCATCGGTGACCGTGATCCGGTGGTGTTGGGTTTCGACGGGTCCCGGCATCGCGCGTTCGGGGTCACCGATGCCACCGCGCTGATTGGGTGCCGCGTTTCGGACGGGCATATCTTCCAGGTTCGGGTGTGGGAGCAGCCCGACAACACCGACGACTGGGAAGTGCCCACCACAGAGGTGGACGCCGAGGTGCATGGGGTGTTCGCGAAGTACAACGTGGTGGGTTTCTACGCCGACCCCGCTAAGTGGGAGTCCTACATTGCCTCGTGGGAGGCGAAGTACGGTTCGCGGCTGAAGGTGAAGTCAACCCGCAACCATCCGATCGAGTGGTGGATGGTCGGTGGCCGTGCTTTGCAGACGGTGCGTGCGTTGGAGCAGTTCTACTCGGCTGTGGTGGACAACGAGATGAGCCACGACGGTTCCAGTGCTTTGACCCGGCACATCCTGAACGCACGTCGCCGGGTTTCCACCGCCGGCACCCAGATCGCCAAGGCCAATCCTGACTCGCCACTGAAGATTGATGCTGCTGTGGCCGCGGTCCTCGCCTGGCAGGCCCGTTTGGACGCTTTGGCTGCCGGTGTTGGTGTGCAGAGCAGAAAAGTCATTCCATCGCGTATTCGTTGACCTGGAAGGGGGCTCACGTGATCGATACGACGGTCCCCGGTACCCCCGGGTTTTGGATGAAGACGCTGTGGAACCAACTGCAGGCTGAGCAGCGCCGGTTCAAGTTGCTGGAGGACTATTACTCGGGTCGGCCGCCGTTGGCGTGGGGTTCGGAGGACTCGAAGGCCCGGTTTTACCGGTTTCAGCAGACGTCCCGTACCAACTTCGCGAAGCTGATCATCAAAGCGCCGTCGTCGCGGTGCGGTATTCGTTCGGTCGCCACGGCCGCGGATCACGACGAGAACGGTGATCAGGTGGCGTGGCAACTGTTGCGCGCCAACGACGCCCAAGTGCATTTCTCCGACGTGACCCGGACGGCGTTCAAGTTCGGTCGCTCGTTCATGTCGGTGGGCTCACCGGACCCGGAAGTTGATTCGGTGAACGCGGTGATCACCGCGGAGGACCCGCGGCAAGTGGTGTGCTCGATGGACCCGATGCGCCCCCGCCGGGTGGTGGCGGCGTTCAAGCTGTACCACGACGACCAGGCGCAACTCGACATCGCCATCTTGTGGTTGCCGGGGGAGAAGTGGGTGGCGACGCGGGAGCGGAAGGTGTCCAGTCAGTCGCAGGTCCGTAATCGTGGACTGTTGGCGATGATGGAGCCGACTCCGGTGTCGTTCTCGGCCAGTTCGTTCGAGATGCGCCCGTTCGAGGGTGAACCTGTTGACGACATTGATGACGACGGCGGTGTGCCGGACGTTGACGACGGGATCTTCTCGGAACGCTACGAAGTTCGGGACATTCCGGTGGTCCCGTTCAACTACGACGAGGGATCAGGTCGGTACGAGTTGCACACCGACCTGTTGGACCGGATCAACCACCTGCACCTGCAGCTCATCGTCATCGCCACGTTGCAGGCCTTCCGGCAGCGGGCCATTGAGATTCAGAGCGCCGACGACATGCCCGAGCGGGACGACGACGGCAACCTGATCGACTACAACGACATTTTCGCCGCCGATCCCGGTGCTTTGTGGAAGCTGCCCGCGGGCGCCACCATCTGGGAGTCCGGGCAGGTGGACTTGATGGGCATTTTGCAGGCCATCAAGGATGCGATCCTGCAGCTCGCGGCGGTCACGCAGACCCCGCTGTCGATGTTCACACCGGACGCGGCCACCCAGACCGCGGAGGGTGCGTCCTTGCAGCGTGAGGGGCTCGTGTCGGACGTGGACGAGTTCCTGCGTGGGGCTGACAGTTCCCTGGCGCGGGTGCTGAGTTTGGCGTTCAAGTTCATGGGTGATGAGACCCGCGCTGATGTGTCGCAGATCAGTGTGGACTGGTTGCCCACGGAGCGGTACTCACTGTCGGAGCAGGGTTCCGCTGCGGCGCAGGCCTTGAGTTCGCTGACGTGGGAGCAGATTCAGCGGATCGTGTGGCAGCAGACCCCTTCGCAGATTGATGCCGCACAGTTGCAGCGGGTTGCTGATCTGGAGTTGGCGCAGAAGTACGGTCCACCGAAACCGGCCCCGTACGTGTCTTCCACGCCTACGAGTTCGCCGGCACCTGCTGACGATCCGGCTCTGCCAGCGGCGTAGTCCGCCCAATACTGCCCACTGCATCGTCTGTGGGTTCGCCCGTCATGGGCATCACCTATCCCGACAGGGGAAACACGCATGCCTCAGCTCACGTTGCCCATTCACGCCCGCACCGGCCTCCGCGCCATCGGCATCATCGGTGGTAATCCGGTGTGGCCGATCCTCGGTGGCGACGACTCGGACGACGCGGCGGCGCAGGCCCAGGCTGCGGCCGACAAGGCTGCGGCTGATACCGCGGCAGCCGAGAAAGCCGCAGCGGACGCCAAGTCGGCCAGTGAGAAGCGGGGCTACCCCGCCGATACCTCGGTCAGCGACATGACCGTCGAGGAGCAGGTGGCGTACTGGAAAGCGCAGTCCCGCAAGCACGAAAACACCGTCCGCGCCCGCTCGGACTACGACGACCTGAAAACCAAAGCCAAGGAACGCGACGACCTCGTGGCAGCGAACGCCACCGAGCAGGAACGCGCCGTGGCCGCAGCCAAAGCCGAAGGACGCTCCGAAGCGATGCGCGCCGCCGGCCCCCGACTCGTGGAAGCCCACTTCCTGGCCGCCGCCGCAGGGCGTCTCGATGAGGAACGTGTGAGAGCGATCCTCGAACCCCTCAATGCCGATCACTTCCTCACCGATTCCGGGGACGTGGATACCGCCAAGGTGACCACAT